AAATAAGATGTTCGCTTGTTCTGTTGTGTTAGATGCACATACAATATCAACTCCACCTTTTGATAAGAAAAACTCAGCTAAGTCAATACCTGCAATAAAGGTAGTTTTACCATTCTTTCTTGCTACTAATAATAAAACCTCATTAAACCTTCTTAAGTTTGTATCAGCCATTTTAAATCCATAGGCTACCTGAAGGACTGCTTTTTCCCAAAGTTCTAATATAAATGGCTCACCATTAAATGGACTTTTAGTGTGTTTGCAGAATGTCTCAATAAAATCAATTCTTATTTTGCCTGGTTTTTCATCAAATGTATATCTAGGATTATTTAAATCCTCAATTAAACCTTCTAAAACTGTGAGTAGTTCTTTACCAACTAATATCTCGCCTTCTTGAATTTGCCTATAATACTCTTTTAAATAATTCACTATTCTAACCTTTTCATGAATTCGTCAAATTCATCATTGTCATCTATCATGTTTTTACCCATGATTGTATTAAGAGTTTTAATAACATTTCCATAGCTATTAACTAACTTTGTATAGTATTTTGCAGCTTCAGTTTGTCTTTGAGTTCCTTTTGATGAAATTTGAACCGCACCATACTTTCTTATTTGTTGCTGCAAGTTTTCTAATTGTACTCTCATAAATGCTGCTTCGTTTAGAAGATTATCCACTAGTTCTGCTTTGGTTGGATCAACTGATGAAAAAAGCGACCTTAGTCGCTCATACTCAATTTGTACATCTTTAATTTTGCTCATTAACTAATCCTCCTCTAGTAAGGGTCTAGGAACTACCAATACCGGACCAACCAAATCAACCCCAAGTATCAATTTTGCTAACTTGTTGTATTCCATATCTTTCAATAATCCCTCTTCATTACATACAATAAAATTGTCTTGCCAATATGTCGGATACATTTCAATTAACCCTTCCACATTCGTTTGTAGTTCTTTTAGATTGAAATATTTTTCTTTTGGTTTTACTGTTTTAATGGTTCCATCAGTCGCTATTAATAAGGCAAAGTTTGCATTTTTAGTTGCTTGGAATATTCTAAGTGGTACAACTATTTTTTCATTACATTCATTACAACAAATATCAGCTTTAATTGGTGATGGATTGTTTACATATTCATTAAATCTTTTATCGCAAATATCACAATTCTTTTCTTTGATAATTTCAAACTTATCTTCTTTTGGTACAAGTGCCAATCCACCCCAGGTACCATGTATTTGACCTATTCCATCGATTGCATATACTATTCCAACTTTACCACTATATTGTGGTTCATTTTTCATTGAGATGATTTTTATCTTATCACCAATGCTAATCATAAATTTACCTCTAATGGGTAATACTTAGTTGGGAATTGGTTGTCTCTAATTACAAATTTTTCAACTTCATTTATTCCTAATTCTTGTAATTGTTCTTTTGTTGATTCAGAGTTTATTTCTTCTCTTACTAATTTAATATCTTCAGTAAATCCTAAATCAAATATTCTACCATCTTTTGCATATGCAACTAATACATAAATTTTTGTTGGTTTCATTTTTTTTACACCCTTAACTTCCAAAGTAGATAATTCCACTTTCTAACTCTTCGCCATCATGTAACATTTCAATGATGCTTATGATTTTTCTATAATCACCATGTTTATCACCTTCAACGAAGTCCCACCACATTGTTCTTAAAACTTCTCTTTTTTCTTTTGGTCCTATTGAACCAAGTTTACTTTGATAAAGTTCATGGTCATAAATTTCCGCTTCTTTATTAAAGGCTTCTTTTAATTTTAACCATAACTCGTGTGCTATCTTATAATCCTTATTGCTTGCGCCATCAGTAATCTCATCGAGTGAAGTTTCACTGTAACCTCTAAAGCAAACTTTAGTCTTTTTATTTCTTAAAATTTCATCTAGTGTTTTCCATTCATAATTATAATTAATCATTTTTACTACCTCCTCTTTTTCATACACATATTACCGTATAAGGACTTCTATATCAACTCAATTCAAAACTATAATTTATTATAATTTTTGATGCTTTTTACAAAAGAAAAAGCCACCATTAGTGACTTATTTTTAACTATTCTTAAAATGTAAAATCAGATTTTCAAAAATACCGCCTCGTGTTTTTTAATTGCCCCCCATGCGGTACCCTTATGCTATTTATTTCCATTGAGCTGGGGGGAGATTTTTAAAGTCTTTGATTTTTTTCTCTTTGATTTAATGGTTTTTTATTTAATAGTTTGTACATTAATCTAATTGAATCATGAGTAGTAAAGTTGTTATGTGTTGGGACGTCGTAACCCATATTATAAAGGACCTTTCTTAGTACCCCTTTTTGATTTTGTGGCACCCTACCTGTTCTTAAATTAATTATTTTAGGATAACTATCACTATTCCCAAGATTAATTTCATAAGTATCTCCATCATACTCAAATGTGTTTATAGCGTTATTCATAATAAAACCCTCCTTATAATTAAAAATATTATATCAATTAACCGATAAAATTACCATCTTTATCGAAGGGATTGTGTTTCTTTTGGAATCTACCATGTTCGTTGTTGTGACACTCTCTACATAGGTGTTCTAAGTTTTCTTGATTCAAGCTAATTAAAGCATCATCAACGTTATCAATCGTTAATGGAATCTTGTGATGGACTTCCTCACCAATGCCACCACACCGCTCACATTTGCCTTGTGTGGCTTCTATTTTAACAGTTCGAGCAATTTGCCAAGCAAGTGATTTATAGAATTTATGGAGCACTTTTGGCTTTCTCATATGCATCCCTTAACTCTTCTGCTTTATCTTTTACTTGTTCCCATCTAACATTTAGATCCGTTCTACCAACATGACCAAATGCAGATAGTCTTGCGAACTTAACTTTATCAAATTCAAGTTCTTTTTTAATGTTTGTTGGCGTGAAATTAAAGTGATTATTTAATAACTTTAATAGCTCGTCATCACTTAACTTCCCTGTTCCAAATGTATCTATATAAAGTGACACAGGTTCAGATACACCAATTGCATAAGAAACTCCTACTTCACACCTATTAGCAAGGCCAGCTTCAACAAATGATTTTGCTGCATATCGACAATAGTAGGCAGCACTTCTATCTACCTTTGATGTATCTTTACCACTAAATGCTCCACCACCATGATGAGAAAAACCACCATAAGTATCAACGATTATCTTGCGACCTGTAAGTCCTGCATCTGCGTCTGGTCCACCAATTAGAAACTCTCCTGTTGGATTAACTAATATTTCAATATCATCTACATCATCAATGATTGGTTCCAATAATTCTTCAATGATTATTTTTGTAAGTTTATCATTTTCAATACTTCTTTTTGTTTGTGCTGACACAACAATTGTTAAAATTTTAATTGGTTGCTCATTTTCATAAAGACATGAAACTTGGCATTTACCGTCTGAAGCAAATAAACCGATATATTTGTTTTCTCTTAAAAGTTTATAACGCTTAGCAATTTTATGAGCTAAAGCAAGTGGAAGCGGAATTAACTCTTCCGTTTCATTAGTTGCATAACCAAACATCATGCCTTGATCTCCAGCACCTTGATTTTTGTTTGCTCTTTCATCAACTCCAAGAGCTATATCTGGACTTTGCTTTGAAATATTTTCAATTACTTTAAAGTTATTTAAATAACCCAAATTAAGTAAGGTTTTCTTTGCTATTAATGAATAATCAATTAAAGCAGTTGTTGTAACCTCACCGATGATATAAACCGTATCATTTTTGATTGCCGTTTCAACAGCAACCCTACCGTTTTTGTCTTGTTCTAAAACTGCATCTAAGATTTCATCACTGATTCTATCGCATACTTTATCTGGATGTCCATCAAACACAGATTCACTTGTATAAACTCTTTTCATATATTGCCCCTTTTCTTTGGTTTTCTTATTGTTTTGAGTGTTTGTACCACTACTAAAATAAAAAGCCCACACAATAAATCGTTGGGCTATAAATTCAATGCTTACAGGCTGTACTAAGCCTTAATCTACTTGATACTCTTCAATATCAAATAACGGATATTTATTACCATCTCTAATTAGAAAACTCTCTTCATAGTTTCCGGTGGCTTTTAAATATCTTCTAACAATTACATCAACAAATCTTTCATCAAGCTCCATAAGACGAGCTTTTCTTTTTAGTTGATCGGATGCAATTAATGTTGATCCACTACCACCAAACAAGTCTAGGACTATCTCACCAACTTTTGATGAGTTTGAAATTGCTCTTCCACATAATTCAAGTGGTTTCATTGTTGGGTGCTCTTCATTTTTCTTTGGTTTGTTATATTCCCAAATAGTGTCTTGAGTTCTATCATCGATAAAATAATGAGCAGCTCCTTCTTTCCAACCATATAAAATAGGCTCATGTCTCCAATGATAATCTTGTCTACCTAAAACTAAAGCATTTTTTACCCATATCAAACATGATGCTAATTTAAAGCCTGCATCTTTGAATGCATTTCTAAAATTTAAGCCTTCAGTGTCAGCATGACATACATAAATGCCACCACCTGGCTTTGTATATTTAAAAATATTTTCAAATGCCTTAAATAGAAAAAGATAGAAGGTGTTATCTTCCATCTTATCGTTCATAATCTTACCAGCTGTCCCTTCATAGTCCACATTATAAGGTGGATCTGTAAACGTGATGTCAATTATGTCATCTTGCACCAACTTTTCAACATCTGACGCTTCAGTTGCATCACCACACATAACCCTATGGTCACCAAGTACGAATATGTCTCCATTTTTAGCGTATGGTGTTTCAGTTATTTCACTATCGGGATCAAAATCATCATCTGTTGCATTGTCAGGAACTTCCTCTTCTAAATCTTCAAAACCAAATAATGACATATCCATCTCAATTGATGCTAATTCACCTTCAAGTTTTGAAAAATCCCAAGTAGCAAGCTCAGCAGTTTTGTTATCAGCAAGTCTGAATGCTTTTATTTGCTCTTCATTTAAATCATCTGCAATTATGCATGGGACTTCATCTAATCCTAACTTTTTACTTGCTTTTAGTCTTGTATGACCAGCAATTATTACATGTTCACTTGTTATAACAATAGGAACCTTAAAACCAAACTCCTCTATTGATTTAGCTACTGCCTCTACTGCTTCATCGTTATTTCTAGGGTTATTTTCATATTCAATTAGGTCTTTTGTTTTTTTAAGAACTATTTTCATTTTTCCACCTTTATATTTCTAGTTTTTTAAACATTTCTTTTAATACATTAATTACTATCCCATTGCCAGCCATTTTGTACAGCTGTGCATCTGAAAACTCATTAATAACTAAATCAATGCGACTATCTTTCCAACCCATAAGTCGCCACGCTTCTCTTGGAGTAATCTTTCTTAAAGAAATCAAATCATCTTTATTTACAATCACTCCTAAATCGTTAGGAGTTGTCTTTAAGGTTGGAATCTTACTTTTTTGAACGACTCCTCGTTTTTGATAAGGTCTATTTATATAAATCCCATCGCCAACCTCAGCTTCTCTAAATCCTTTTTTAGTGTTTTCAGGAACAATAATAAAGTTATCAGTGGATCTTGCACCACTTCTTGTTGTGATCGTATATGCAATTGGACTAGTTTTTTCTAAAGGTTTAAAAGTCAAACCTCGAATGAAACCATTTCTATTAGTCATATCAGAAAAGTTATTGATTCTTTCAATTGAAATAAAATACTTGTCATCGACCACATCTTCCAACAAGTCACCCAGTTTAACTAGCAATTCTTGTTTTTCAGGGAATGTATAATTGACATCATTTTTAAAGCTAAATAAAAACACTCGCTCACGTGTTTGAGGAGTGTTATAATTTTTTGCGTTTAATATTTGATATGTATTCTTGTAACCTAATGACTCTAGAAATTTAAGCCAAACCTCAAAGTCATCAATAAATTTTTTACTAACTAATGCTCTCACATTTTCCATTAGTAATATTGAGGGAAGATTGTTATTTTCATTTGCTTTGGTTAGTAATCTTTCAACTTCCCATAAAAGACTACTTTGCGTATTAGATCCTTTATCGAATCCTTTTTGAGTCCCAGCTAAAGAAATATCTGTGCATGGGAATGAATAAGTCCATAAGTCAGCATTAGGTAGTTCTTTAATAGCTCTAATGTCACCTAAGTTGTTAACTTTTCCATGTAATAGTTCATATGCTCTTGAAGCATATTTATCGTTTTCTGATATTGCTACTACTTCGTGCTTTATTCCTATTTCTTTAAGTGACTCAGTCTGAGATCCAACACCTGCAAATAACTCAATTACTTTTAACATTTCTACACCTATTTCTTCTTTGGTGGATTTTTTCGTAAATTATTTGTTTCTTCATACTCATTAACCCATTCCTCCTCACCATTTTCTATTCTTCTAGCCATTAATTCGATTTCAGCTTTCTTTTCATTAAAGTTAATACCAAATTTTGTAATAAGTAAATACTTAATTGCTGCAATATCTGGTAGTGACTGTTTCTTAAATTTCGTTATACGTTTCTTTTGTCCAGTCTTTGTTTCTTCGATGACTGTTTGAGTTTCTTCATACTCAAAGCCTACTGCTCGCCTATACATTGCATCTATTAAATTGTTTTTTAACTCTTCATCACCAAACTCAAATGCATCGTCTAATCTTTGATGAGTTTTTCTTAATTTAATAAGTGTTTTCTCAGTTATACCTAAAA